CCGCCTGCAAGGGCGCCAATGCGACGCCGCCTAATCCCAAAATCAAAAGCATTTTGGACGTCTGGGGTTTCGGCGGCTTTGCGCCCTTCTATCCGATCCTGATCGACTTCCGCGCGCCGTTGTTCCCGCCATACGTCTACCCGCTTCCCGGCCAGGGCCTTTATACGATCTTCAGCCGGCTCGACAACGCCTATCAAAACGCCGGAGTGACGGCGCAGCTCCAGTCGACTATTTTCGAGCGTCTTCATATTCTCGCCGCCGGCCGCGTCGCCTTCGTCGACATTTCATCGAATGAAGCCGCGACCAAACCGCCGACGAAGTTTAATTCGAGTCAGACCCAGTTCCTGCCGCGCGTCGGGGCCTTGTTCTTTTGGTTAGTGGCTACTTCGGCCACGCCTCGCGCATCACAACTCCACAAACTCCCAGCCGCTACACATCCCCGCAGACACTTGGCCCAATGTTTGTAGCTGGCGAACTACTGGAGCTAAACGGTCATCGTTTACAGCCGCTGCAAGTCCACCATCTGCCTCTGGGTCGTAGTCTTGCAACACGTCTTCCAAATAAACAAAGTCAATCAACTGGTTGCCAGTGATTGCTGCAAGTGCATGACCTGCACCTTTGTACTTGGCTTCGAGCGCTTCGGGGATGGGGTACACATTCATATCAAGGCAACATTGAAAATGGAGTTTTGTTGATTGTGTCGTACCTAACACCTCCACCGTTCTTTAACACGTTTTCATTCAATGCTTGCTCCTCAATTGAGCCCAACCGCAAACTTGGGTCAAAGCGTGCTATGCGCCTTGTTTTCGGCGAATCCATGGGATTCCTTGACACGTAAGGCTGCATTGCAGCGATCACGTCATCCACCGTGTTCTGGGTAAACGGATCGCTTGAAATAGTGTTGCCCCAATATGAAGGGTGATCAGCAAATCTTGCTTTAAACCCCAGATCAGTCGGACGCCCACGTTTTGCCAGCTCGCCAGCTTTGGTCAAGGGTAATTTTTGCACTGTGACATAGACAGAACCGCCATTGGCTTCTTCAATCACTGGGCTGAGTGACTTATCCAAACTTTGGACTTTTTTAGCAAACGATCTTGCGTCCTCAATGTTCGAGCCTTTGCCAAACATGACCACTCCAGCCTGTTTATTCAAAGTTGATGGAATCGCTACGTTATCCGCTGCTCGCAGCAACCCGCTTGCAATTTGCGGTGATTTTGCCGCAACCACTGGGCCAAGCAAGCCTCCCGCAACTTGCCCATAGTTGTCAGCTGTCGATCCTGGGGCATCAGATAGCAGGCCAGCACCTCGCATCTTGTCTGCAATCCATTCGCTCCCGCCAACTGGTTTTTCGATCAATTCAGGTGGCGTAGAAAGCAGGCCGAGTTTGTGCCCTGCATATCCACCACCAGCGATCAGCCCATTTAGGGCCAGCGTTGCCATGTCAACGGGCGCGCCGAGATTCCCAGCCCAGAAACCCTTGCTCGCACCTTGTATAAAGTCCAGTAATCCAGCCATAGTCATTCCTTTTTAGGCCACGCCTGCAGCGCCCTGCTCCTTGTAAAATTACTTGCTGACGCCCTTCACCTTTTCGAACGTCCTAGCACCAGCAATGCCAAGCATCCCGGTCAGGATGACCCACAGCGCATCGGTGTCCAGCATGGGAGGGTGCGCCAGCGTTCCGGGAATCCAGCCCTTCGCTTGCATGAGTGCCCACGCCCACACCATGAACGGGTAAAGCAGGAACTGGTACGCCATCGCAGCCGCGCCAACCCAGCCGCAAGCTGGCCGCCACCCGGCGACAAAGATGGATGCGTGCGCCGCTTCGGCCTTGTTCACTTCCATCTGCGTCGTAAGCAAGCTAGCGTCGATCTTGGCTAGCTCGATCTGAGCGTCTAATCGCTCTTTGTCTGACGTATACATTGAGTCTATAATTCCGCCTACCGCCCCCACAATCGTTGCAACAGGGTTTAAATTCATGGCTACTCCTACCAATGTGCTGAATCTGAAAAAAGATTTAACTGGTGCGCGCTACGGGCGTCTTGTAGTCACCGGGTTCGATCACAGAGACGCCAGAGGGAAGGCCTACTGGAGAGCCATTTGTGATTGCGGGAAAACCAAAGTGGCTGCTGGCTATAACCTAGGTCTTAATGTCAACTCTTGTGGCTGCCTACAACAAGAAAGTCGATTGCACCATTCAACGACACACGGAAAGCGCAACACTGCTACATACCATTGTTGGGCGGGGATGATGCAGCGCTGTAACAATCCAAATACGCAGTTCTTTGCTAGGTATGGCGGTCGTGGAATCAAAGTTTGCGACAAGTGGAAAACGTTTGCCGGATTCCTTGAAGACATGGGCGACTGCCCAGTCGGCATGACAATTGAACGGATTAACAACAGCTTGGGCTATACAAAAGAAAATTGCGTGTGGGCATGCCGGAAAACGCAAGCACGCAATCGCAACACAACCAGATTGATTGATTACGATGGCCGTGTACAGCCGTTAGCAACATGGGCCGTAGAAATTGGAATCAGCTACGCAACGTTGCACGCTCGTATTCACTCATATAGATGGTCAACCGAGAAAGCATTTACAACGCCGGTTAAAAAGCCTACAAAGACTCGCGCAAAACACGCCTAACCCATCCGAGTAAGAAGCCGCGCTGCGAACTGTCGCGGGTGATGATCTGCTCGTACCGGGCCAGCTTCGCCAGGGCGTAGCGGGCCATGAATAGCTCGGGGTCAAAGGAGTTGAGCGCCGCAAGCGTCTTTGGCCCGATCTTGCCGTCTGGTGTGGTGCCGACAACGATCTGGGCCAGCTTTGCAGCGGTGCCCGTCCCGGCATTCACAGCAAAGTCAAACAGCGTGCGGGCCACGTCCTGGCTCTGCACTTCTTCCAGCCGTAGCGGCGTCCAGAAGTTGGAGCGGTAGAACCCGCGCACCATTTCAGCCGGTGGGGTGTCTCCAGCATCGATGTAGGCCCACCCTGCCCACTTCGGCCAAGCGTTGCGGGCGATACCAGCGTATGTCTGCCCGCCTCGGTCATTCTTGACGGTGTGCAGGACGTAGCCACCTTCATTGACGATCATGCGTTCAAAGGCTTGGAGAAAGTCACTCATTTTGGTGTCACTCCGCTTTTCACAGAAGTCCAGAAGGCATACATCGAGGCGCAAAAGCCCGCGATGTAGCCTATTGGCTTAGCTGCTTTGCCGATCCACTCCAGCACCTTCATTGCACTCTTGAAGCTGTGAAAAGCCTCCACCAGCTCGGCGGTGTCTGCCTTAATGGAATTGGTTGCGTCGGTGTTTTCTTTGAGCAAGCGCCGGAACTCGGATTGCTCCAGCTTCACCGCTGTGATTTCGTCTGCGAGGGAGTTCATGCGCTTGTCACCGTGGTCAAGGGCGCGGGCAACGTCTTGTTCAAATACATCGCTCATTCCTCCCCCTTCCATCGAAGCAGGCTCCATGTGATCCATGTCACATTCGCCGTGGTGTGCTGGTTGTGCAGCACGTTGTTGATCTTCCAGCCCACGTTGCGGCGCACGATGACAGGGCCGTGGCGCTCTACCACCATGATTTGCCAGCAATCGCCCATGCGGTAGACGCAGACACCGGCATGGCTGCGGCTCACCTTTTCATCACCCCACAAAGCAATCGGGGCACCAGAAGGTGCCCCGAGGTCGTGTGCGAGTTTGCTGGCCCGGTTTCGCCAGCCCAGCCAGACGTAGCGCGCCCAGCGGCTGCGTGGGTGGTGGCCCTTGGCCCAGTAGCATTTCTCCCGCGCTTCGGGCGTGTCTTCAAGTGGCGCAGGCCGATACCACGAACCATCGGCGCGCTGCGCCCATGGCCAGGGGTCGCCGTTCAGGGATATATCGTTGTCCCACTTGGCATAGCGGGCGGGCAGGTTTTCCGCCTCCCACGGCAGGCGTGGCACCACCCAGGCCATAACCAAGGGGGCAGACCATTTGTAGGGGGCCACTGTTTTGCTGAGCACACGCGCCTTTTTCAGCGAAGCAATAGCTTCTGCGTGGAGTTCTGGCGGGACACCAGCGGCGGTCAGGTACTTCTCGTAGTTCACAGCGCGATCCCTGCGGCTCGGATGAACAGCGCGTCCAGTTGTTCGTCTGTCATGCCCATACCTCCGGCTGCAACGTTGAGGAACGGGCTGGAGCGCTCCCATGTCAGGGTGTCGTTGAGCGCCACTTCGGCAAGCGCCCGCTGTGTCGGGTCTTGGATAGATGCCACGTAGTCCAGAACTGCTCCCCACAAGCCCTGCATGATTAGGGCGGCTTTGCCTTGGGCGCGGGTGATCTGTTGCGGAACGGGGATTGGCTGAGGCTCAGGCGGCACGTAGGTAGCCTCAACCTCCGCGATCATTTCTTCATACTGCGCAGCGTCTGAGCCCAAGTCAGCGCGGAGCATCGCCATCTGTTCTGGGTGGTGGCTATAGGCTTGGCACTTGATAACCACATCGTTGTCATCTACCCAGGTGGCTTCAATTGCTGGAGCGTTGTCGTATTTAATGAGTTGTTTTAGCTTCATGATTTCGCGCCCTTAATAACAACAAATCCCAGCTCGACCGCCTCTGCCAATGCAACAGCGGATACATTGCGGACTACGATGACACACAACCCAGCAATAACTTGTGCCGTATTGACGGAGTATGCACCCCCAGTACCCACGTCGACTATATCCACTGCCACATAATCCCCACCTCCAATATAGGTGTTATACAGGACAAACATAGTAAATGAGTTTGCTGGCAGCGGAGTACTTGCCAATGTGATACGTCCGCATGGCTTGTTTAGCGTTACATGCGCTGATTTGTCAGCCGCCTGCACCACAGTCCCGCCAGCGCCTACCCCGTAGCCGATTGCACCGCTTGTGGCTAGGATGTTGCCTGCAACGCTTATGCCCCCTGAAATAGCACCACCCGTCTTGTCGAACTTAGAAGACAGGTTCGCATAAGCATCGTCCCATGCAGTCCCAGTCCAAACCTTCATGCCGATTGGCGCTGTTGTTCTGAAATACAAAGCACCAACGAGTAATGCACCGCCATCGTTGTCCGTGGCGGGATCTGCGGGCTTTTGGCCGAGATAACGGTCGTCAAACGAGTCAAGAGCGGCCTCGGCGGCATTTTTGGCTATCACCGCCGCATCGCGGGCGCTGTCTGCGTCGGTTTTTGAGATAGCGGCATTGTTCGCAGAGGTCGCAGACAGAGATGCCGAATTGTTTGCATCGACCACCGCATTTTGGGCGGCGGCAATGAGTCCAGGAATGCCGGAATTTGCAACTGCCAACTCGGCCGCTGTAGCGGCAGCCTGTGCCTGCGCAACCGCTTCCGCGATTGGCCCGGCCACTGTAATTTCCTCCGGGTCCATCATCAGCACCACATCATCATCAGTGATGGTCACGCCATCCACGGTAGTACGTATGGAGTACCGACCGTTGACGGCGTAGAAGTAAAACACACCGTCCGGGCCGGTTGTCAGTGGATTGGGTGCTGGGGCGGTGCCAGCTCGATCCAGAAACAGCGCGGCATTGCTGCCATCCTCCTTGATGACAAGCACAGGGACGCCCCGCACGGCGGCGCCGCTGGTGGTGGTGATGTTGGATTTGTATTTCTGCATTTTTTCTTCCTCACTTCACTCGCATGACCCATGCTCCGGTCGCGGATTTCATGCGCGCTTCATTGCCGCCGTTTTCCGCGATGGAAATCCCGTGCGTATGGCTTCCCGCAGCCGATGCATTGCCTGAAACCGAGTGGGCGTGGGAGCCTGCCCCGGTGGTTTCGAGATAGCGAAATGGAGCGTTGTAGCCGCTGTCAAAGGCCGGGCCTTGACCGGGGCTGGAGTCGTTGTCCGGCACGCCGTGGGTGTGGTAGCCGTCCGTGGAGGTGGAACCCGACACGCTGTGCCCATGCGCCCCATCCTGCGATGCGCTCGCCCCGTGGGCGTGTGACAGGTTCTGCCCGTCCTGCATCCGGCCCGGTGCTGCCGCGCTAAAAGTCCCATCGCCGCGTACAGTGACGGCACCGATGCCGCCTTGTTTGCCGTTAAGGTCGGGCATCCTGAAAGTTGTCGCGCCGTCGCCACTGGAGAATGACGCCCGCGCGCCGACATCACCAACCCAAGCTGCATCGGTGATCAATGGATAGCCACCAGCGCTCACCATGGCCCACAATGCGGGGTAAGTGGCGCGGCTGAGTGGTTGCCCGTCCATCGGTGCAAAGCGCGCAGGCATGGATGCCCGAGCGCCACCCCACCACATCACGGAGGCGAGTGGCAAGCCTTCTGCTGAGATGCGGTCGCGCAGTTGGGCGAGACAGGCCGCGTGAAAGCGCAGGTAGTTGTCGAGGTTCGGGAAAACCTGCTCGGTGCCGAGCGGGTAGTTGGCCGATGCTGTGGGGGAAAGTTCGTCTATGCTGGCAGGTACTGGCATGGAGCGCCCATAAAAAAAGCCACCCGGAGGTGGCTTGTTGTGAGAAATCAAACCGCCCTGGGCGGCTTGAATTTGGTGAGCCGCAGTTAATGCGGTCTATTTCGAGAAAACTAAGAAAACTTGGGGGAGATGTGACCAAACAAACGTCTGTTCTGTTGCTTGCCGCCTTGGCTCTCGCTGGGTGCGCAAATCACGTCTGGGTGGGACAAAATCCACAACAAGATATCGATGAGTGCACCGTGGAAGCGAAACATCGTTATCCGCCAGCGATATACACCTACCAGTCTGGCGTCGGATACACGACGCCGGTTCGCACCTCATGCGCTAGCAATGGCGCGTATACAAATTGCACCTCTACAGGTGGCGCATACATTCCGCCAACCCAATCGTTAGCTGATGCGAACGCGGACAATCGGAAGACTCACTTCGACAGCTGCATGATCGCCAGGGGAAACCAGCTGATGGAAGAAGGTACATATAAAAATATGCATTCCTCGAACTCCGGTGAGTACCGCCAAAATGTCAGACCTCGGCCGCAGACTATCTGTAGCAGCGGCAAATACAGTGTTCGCTACGACCCGAAGGTTTGCGAATAAACAAGGACGCACATGGATTTCACTTTCACCGACTTCATGTGGCTCAAGCTGGTTGTGCTGGCCGTTGCTGCGGGCGCGGTTGGGCTATATGCCGGACTCACTGGCCGATCGATAGAAGAGGTACTGCGCGGACGCCGTAGTCCAAAAGACCCTGAGTAGCTGGGCTGCCCAACAGGCCGCCTGCGGCATTGCTGACAACTCCCGGCTTCGTCAAAAGCCCCCTCTGAACAGGCCCCGACAGCGCCGCGGCACGGGCAGCAGGCCGAACGCCCATCATCAACATGCCCAGTGGATTTGCTGTTGCCGCGCTTGTACCGCCGGCCAGTGCCCAGTCGAGCGGGCTGGTCTGTGGCAGGCTCCCCATGGCCTCCACTGTTTGGGCAGCCTTCGGGAACGCTGCGCCGAACTCGGCAACTTGCTTCAGTTCACCACTGAGCGGCTTGCCACGGTGGAGCTGAGAGGCCAGTTTTTGCGCCGACACGGTGCCAGTGGCGGGATTCAGCGCCTTCTCTACGCTGTAGGTTTTCGCAATCAGCTGCCGCGCCTCGCGCAGCGCCTTCAGGGCATCCGGACTGCCGGAGGACTGCGCATGCCGCTCGAGCAGGTTTTCGAGCGCGCCGGCCGCCTGCTTGGTGGCTTTGGCAACGCCCTTGTCGCCTTTGATGAACGCCGCGTCGGCGCGGTCGCGCAGCACTGTCAGCGCGTCCACCGCCGAGCCCGCATTGAATTTGGGCACATTCAGGGCGCTCACCAGATCGCCCACGGCATCGTCCGCCAGCCCAGGAAAGCCCTTGGCCGCGCCGGTGTAGGTAGACGCAATATTGCCAAGCTCCTTTTGGTACGCGGCGTCCGGGACCACATCGCCAAGGCTTCGCAGCGCCTGGTAAGCCTTTCCGGCGTCTTTGCGCAATACGTCTAGCGTTTCGGGGCTCAGTTGCGCATCATCTGCAAGGCCGAGGGCTTTTCGCGCAAGCTTGTTCGTGACCTCCTGATTGCGTGCGCTGGCGTTCTGCGCCGTGGAAATCTTGCCTGCAGTTCCCTCCATGATGCGGTTGGCCATGGTCGGGCGAACCTGCGTGGGCGGGATCACATAACCGGTCTGCTGAGCAGCCTGCGCCGCCTGCTGTATGCCTGCGGGTGCCGCTGGCCCTTGGATGGCCCCTCCAATGGCCTTCATGACGCTGCCTGCGCCCTGCACTGCGACAGGCGCGGCCGCACCAATCAATGCCCCCGTGCCCGCACTGCTGGGATCAACCAGCCCTGCCATGGCCCCGCCAGAAATGGCCCCGCCGGCTGCGCGCGTCGCCAGCCCGGCAGCACCAGGCACGCCCCCTGCCCGCATGCCGCCCGATGCGATGGCTTGCGCCAGGGGCTCCGCCACGCGCGCGGTGCCCGTCAATGCCCCAGCTCCGCGCACACCAGCGCCCAAAAAGCCGCCGACCGGCATGGTGGCCGCGATGTTGCCGCCAACCCGCCCGATGGATGCGGCAGTGCTGTCCCCGTACTGGCTCTTGAAGTCAGCCTTTCCGGCGTCGTTCATCGCTTTGACGCGCTCGCCCTCGGCGGTGCCGGCCAGTTTGTCGAAACCCGAAGCGAGCCACTGCGCACCAGTATCGATAACGTCTTTGGTGCCACGAAGGAAGCCCATGGCGCCCGACTCCAGCATGCCTGGTTTCTCGCCATCCCACGACACTGCTGATGGGTCGATTGCAGGCGCTCCGTCCCATTGCACTTTGCTTGGATCAATCTGCATATGCTGTACTCCCGTCGCTGTACTGGACTACCTTGCGGCCATTGAAGACCCCAGTGCGTACAACGCTTCGTTCGTTTGGCGCTTGTGGTTGCTGGGTGCTTGCACCCGCATAGCGCTGATGCAGCTTTTTTACTACCTCTAGCGCAGCCTTCTTTTGCCCTGCTGGCACTGTGGCGTCGCCAATCTGGCCCGCCATCTGCTTGTAGAGCGCCACGTCTTTGTCCGACTGAGGGCCCTCCATGCGTGGCTGCGCCATCATTAGCGCGCCCTCAAGCGCCCGCAGCTGAGCAGCAGCTTGGGCAGAGGCTGGAGACAAACCAAAGGCTCGTGCGCCTGTATCTACAGCCGCCCCCAAGTAGCTCCCTGTAGCCTTGTCGATCAGCTTCTCAGCCTCACCAATAATGCCCAGCGAACCTGCCGCCTGAGACTCACGCTTGCCTGGTACTGTGGTCATGATTGGCGTGACAGGGCCATTGCCGGAAACCTCCTTGGGAAGTGCAATCCACTCACCGTTCACGCCCTGCTTCCACTCAACCTTGCTCACCGAGCCTTGGTCAATCTGGTTTTTTTCACGTGCGCGGGCGTCAGTCAGGTTCTGGCCGCGAAGCGTCAGGCCCTCGCTTGTTCGGTTGTGCCGCTGCGCTTCCAACTCTGCAATGGTGGCTGTTTTTTGTGCATCCCACGCCTGCTGACCCGTATATGGATTCATACCAACCACCGCGCCGCCCAAATCTTGCGTCTTTATCTCAGGCGCATTCGTCAGCCCCGTGTTCGACACGCCGCCGTATTCGCTGATGGCGTGCACGCCCTGCGATCCGTCCGCGTTGGTGATCTTCTCAATCTGCTTGAATTTGTCCCGGCCCATGTTGCGGATATCTCCGTACTTCGATGGGTCGTTAAATCCTGCCGCAACGAACTGGGCCGGAGTTGCGTTAATCACTCCGTTTTGATCAGGCACAAGCGATGCCAGCGCGTCCTGCTGCGCTTTACGCTTTGCGGCCTCGATCAGCTTGTTCTGCTGAGACTCCTGCGCCTGCCCGAAGGTTGACAAGCCCAGCAAGCCACCCCGGCCAATGGCCTGCATCGTGTTGCCACGGCTACCCATGGCCCCCAATCCAGCGGCCAGCAAGCCTTGCCCAACAGGCGAGGTCAGCAGGCCCATCAAGCCGCCTTGGTCTTGCATCATTTCACCTGCCATATTCAAGCCCCCCGGCGCGCTGCGCGTTGTTGTGCCAAGAGCTGCGCACCGCTGGCGTTATTGGCGCGGCCAGCACTGAGCAGGCCGGAGAAGTCCACGCCGCCCCGGCCAGGGATGCCTGCAGATTGCGCCTGTGGTGCTTGCGGATCGTTGAACACGCCAGCCGCTTGAGCCAACCCGGCGACATTGCCAGCCATCTTCAGGTTGTCTTTGGAAAGCAATCCACCCAGACCACTAGCCGCTGGCTCTGTCGCCGCCGTCAATGCAGTGCCTACGCCGGGCGCCGCCGTCAGACCCTGCGCGCCACCGGCCAACAGTCCCGAACCACCCGAAGCGCCCATGGACAAGCCCTGCGCCGCGTTACCGGCCAGCCCGCCCGCCGCGCTGGTTCCAGCCAGCAAACCCTGCCCGCCGCCCATTGCAGCCAGATTGGCCCCGGCACCTGTAGCGCCAGCACCAGCCGCACCGGCCCCGGCACCCAATGCGCCAAGCCCGCCCGTCGCCGCACCAATACCCGCGCCCATCACGGCCCCCTTGAGCGGGTCTTTGTTCGTCAACGCGCCAATGCCTGCGCCAATCGCCATCGGAATCCAGAACATTACTTGCCCCCGCCTTGCGTTGTCGTCGTGCTGCCTGCCGTGTTGCTCATGACGCCGGTCATGGCTTGCAACTTCTTGTACGGGTCATCCTGCTGGCTCTGCCACTGCTCATACGCGAAGTCGGCCTGGTTCTGTGCCTGGTCTTGATAGGTGTCGCCCGCCCTCATGAGTTGCGAGGCATCGTTGTATGCCTGGTTACCGTAGCTCTGCGCCATGCCCAGCGCGGCAAGCTGGTTTGCCTGGTTCGTGTTGTAGGCGTTGCCATACATCTGTGTGGCGATGTTGCCAAGGTTGTCCTGCAAATCGCTTTGTGACTTCTGCTGCAATTGTTGCAGGCCAGAATTGCCGAAACTTCCGCTTCCAACCATGGCGGCTTCCATTTGTGGCTTCGCGCTCATGTTGTAGCTGTCCATCACAGACTGCTGCGCCTTGCCCACCATCTGATCAAGATAGGGGTTCGTCTGCCCACCCTGCAACATGCCAGTCAGCGACTGATTGGCAGCGTCCATGACAGGACTGCCGTTAACGGCGCGGTCGCTCGCCATCTGCAAGGCTTGCTGCTGCGTCTGGTTCAGGTCGGCATAACGCTGCCCACCATAGCCCTGCCAGTCCTTGGCGTAGAGATCGTTGCTGATGTTCGCCACGTTCGTCAGCAGCGGCTTGATTTCGTCGGGGTAGGCAATGGCCGAGCTGGAGGTGCTATCGCCACCACCGCCGACGCCGCACACCATGCGCCCAGCTTCCATGCGGGTCACGCTGGCCCCCAAAGGTTCGCCAATGGCGTAGAGTTGTCGTCGGCTGTAGGTCATAGGTCAACTTTCAGAGTTTGATAAAGCGGAACCCATGGAAGGTGCCGCTGATAAAGCCGGGCCTGCGCCGGTTGCGCACAGCAGCGCATCTCCACACAGCCATTCGCCCGCGCCATGTCGGCCAGCAGGTCAAAGCAGGCGATCCAATGCCCCCCAGGGGCGTAGAGGTCAGAGATATGCAGGACGCGGGTGTTTGGCAGTTGGTCGATGCGCGTCACGGCCCAGCCGACTACCACACCGGCCAGATCAATGCGGATCAGAGTTCGTTCGCCCCGTGACAGAACCAGCTTGAGCTGGTCGCCGGTAATCTCCCCGCCCGATGTGTCGCATGCCTTGCTGAGTTGACTGGCACCGTCACGCCATGCACGATCCACAAAGGCGGGCGGAACAATGTGCAGGTGGTAGCTCATGTGCCCGTCAATCCCCGGTCTTGCACCCATGTGCCCGGTTCACCACTGGCGACACACACCCAGCCTTTGACAACGTACTGACTCCCCGCCGTCCCAAGCACCTGCGGCTGGCTGTTGCGCAGATAGTCGCCGCGCTGATACAGGCCGCTTGCCGGGGCCGTGCTTGCCGCGTTGTGGTGGCCCGCAATGCGCCCTTCGGAGACGGCGTTGACCTGTTTTGCAAACACTGGCAGCACTTGCAGCAGCGAGCGGGCGATGGAATCCGCCTCACCGCCGAGCCGGTAATTGTCTGTCTGCAGCTTCATCGATACCCCGCAGGCTTGAGCCGTGGGGCCATGCCAATCAAGGCATAGTCGCCCGTTGAGTCCACGGTGAAGCGATGCCACCGGCCGCGCTGGCGCAGATCAAAGGCCGCATCGTCGCGGATCGCGGTGGAAGCCTGCTCTGATTCGACGCCGCCGTCGTCCTTGGTGAACCCGGTGGCGGTGGATGATGCTGGCGACTTCTTGAGCCGCAACGTCAGCCGGTCGCACAGCGTGTACATGGATTCGTCGCCGTAGTCGCCCGTGGTGAAGCTCGACGCTCCAGGGATGCCAGCGAACGACACCAGCCTATTCTGTGCGTCAAACCCGGCCATCAATTCCTGAGCCTCCACCCAAAAAGGCGAGTCATAGTCGATGGCCGGCCCGTTTTCGTAGTCCGTCACCAGATCAGAGCCTGCATCATAGGTGGCGGCTGGCGTGGCATAGCGTACCAGCGCCCGGATGAAGTGATTGGCGCGGCCCCATTTGTTGCTCGATGGGTGATAGACCAGCCCGGAATCCAACTCGCCACCGCCTGCAATGGATGGGAAGAAGAACCAGGCCAACTGGTTTTGCTTGTCCCAAAACGCCTGGCTTTTCTGCATCTGCTTTGGATCGCGCACACCCACAAACCAGTCGCGCAGCACGCCACGTCCGATGGGGCGCACCTGAACCCCGTCAAACGCATAAATATCGTCATCACCGATGAAGTAGTGCGCCTTGCCGGTGTCGCACACGGCATCCTGGCCTACACAGCCCACGTCAGAATCAACCTGCGTGAAGTTCCACACCTCGGCAGGGCCGGTAAAGCGTCCCACATAGGTGGATCGACGCTTGTACACGATGATGTCGTCGCCCAGCCGGTTGGCTGCGGTGATTTCCCCGCCAGACTCCACCAGTCGCCCCGTGGTGCACAGCGTGGAAACATTGGGCGTCCAGTCGCTTGCGTTCAGGAAGGCCGAACACCACCAGCGATCCGGGCTATCCCCATAGGTCGTGTCGGTGGTGTTGAAGGCCATCACAAAGCCCTTGAGCACGGCCAGAATCTTCGCCTTCGGGGCCGTAGCCAGGGGCGCAAAGTTGCCACCTGTGGCGATATGCATCCCGGCAGAACGGCAAGATGCAATGGTGCTGTTGGCGAACTGATCCAGCGCCCAGCGCTCGTCATTGCCCAACGCAAACGGCCCGCCAGTGCCGGAAATATTGCTCCACTCGTTGCCGGTCAGGCTGCACAGTGCAGTCGTGGTGCCGACAATGCCGAGCCGGTTGCCACTCAGGTCAATTGCGGCCAATGCGCCGCGCACATCTCCAGGCGTAGCAGCGACGCCAATGGGCGTGACTGTCGGGCCAGGCCTCATCCCAAGCTCAGAGGGAATCAGGTTTGCGCAGTCTGTCAGCAGTCCCGGCGTGGTCGGGTCGGCGTCAGGCGCAAAGCCCAGCACCTTGTTCATACAGCCCCGCCCGACTGCACTGCCACGGGCGCACCGCCCCAGGCGTGATAGTTGTTGGCCGCCAAAAGACTATTCACGGCCATTTCATATTTTTGGTTGTAGCCTTGCGTGGCTTCTACGTCACGCATCCACACGCTGCCCTGCTCGCAGCATTTCCACAAATACACGTCGTAATGCTCGCGCAAGAGCCAGTTGGAATCAGAGGGAAACGCCAACTGCGGAAGCTTTTGCAGATACGTCAACCGGTATTCGCTCGCAGGCTTGCCGGTGATGTGTGCCACATTGCCGATGCGCGTGAAATAAGGCCCACTCACACGGTCGCGCCAGTCGGCATGAGGCAGCTGTGCAAGCACAGACCCGCCCACGCGCAGCTCTTGCAACTCCAGCAAGTCGGATGGCAGGGCAATTTCCCCGGCCGTGGTGTAGCCATCCACCACCACCGTCTGAAAGCTCGCACGGATGCGCGGATCGCGAGCAAACTCTGCCTCGGCCATGCGTACAAAGTCCGGTATCACATCGGCCAGATCGGTGCGGTTGAGCCAGCGGCCGATCGACAGCGACAGCGCTGCAAAGTTCGCCGAAGTGGCCGCGCCTCCGGTGTTGGCAACAGGGACGACGACAGGAGAAGTCACAGGCGCCCCTTCCAGATGCGAAAGACGCCGTTTTCAGGGTCTTCCAAGAATTGTTTTGTCAGGCGCGAATCACGCGCCCAATCAGAGAATGTTTTGCCGTGCTTTTGTAGCCACGCTTCCAAAGCAGGCACCGGGATAGAGGCCACATGCTTGTCGCCCATCCCAGTGGTATGCGTCCCAGTGTTGTGCAGCTCTTTGGCCCGCTCCACTGCGTTCGTAACGTCCGCAACCTTTTGAATGGTGACTTGCCCATCGCCGTGGTCGTGCCACACGGTGCGGCTGTTTTCAGTAGCAGAGAGGATTCGAGCGTGCATAAAAAAACCGCCCCGAAGGGCGGCTGTTCACTGGGTGGTTAACGGTCAGGCTTGGACGTCTCGGATGGCGCCGCTGGCGGCTTCCTGTTTGGACTTGAGCGTCCATTCCGTATTGATCATGTAGTTCTCCGAGTCGCCGGTCTTGGCAAGCGGGGATGCCTTCATGGGGCGCAAGGTCAGCAGTTCAAACTGGTTCGGGTCAACCAGGAACACGTCGCGGGCGCGCTGGTGTCGGCTGTTGACGATACTGTACCGGCCAAAGTCGCCAACGTAGACTTCCACCGTCGCAAAGAGGGTTTTGTCTTCTGTCTTGTCGAACTTGGTCGCCGCACCCGTGAATGCAGACACGGCAGCACGCAAAGCGCCAGGCACAAACAGCATGGATGGATCACCGCCCTGCTCCCAGCACTTCTGGGCCACATCCTTGAGCATGGCTTCGGTGATGCTGCGCAGCACGCCATCCACTGGTGCCGTGTTGGTGTCAGGGTTGGGGGCGGCACCAGGCGCGGCTCCAATGCTGTTGTTGGTGGCCAGCCAGCCAGCCAGGCCACGAGCTTGAGGCGCGACACCAGCCGATGCGGCAATGGCCGTGCCGTTGTTGATGGCGGCGTACTCAATATCGCGCTTGAGTTCCACCATCTTCTTGGCCTTTTGGTAAGCCACTTCTGACTTTCGGCCCGCCTTGTCCACCACTTCCTGCGTGCCAGTCACACCGAACGTTTTTTCGCTGATCTGCGTGCGGTTGCCGGTGCGCTTGGTGGCGGCGATGGCGGCCACGGCTGCAGAGTTGCCCTGTTCCACCTTGTTGTTGGCAGCAGCAGCCAGGGTATCGGTCTGCCACTCTGGGAAGACGCTCATGGCCTTGCCTTTGCCGATGGACGAAACGAATGGCGTTTCTTCGGGGGCGATGTTGTAAATGGCGTCAGCGAGGTCTTCACGATTGCCGACAGCCGAGAAAGTAGCGAAAGTGTTGGCGATTTGTGCCATGGTATTTACTCCGATGCCGCCAAAAAGGCAGCCAATGAATTGACGTCACGCTTGGACTGCATTTGCTTGAATGCCACTTCCTTGCGCGTGGATGGCTGCGTAGCGCTCCCTGGCTTGGTGGCCTTGGGCGGCGCAGCGGCAACCTTGTTTTGAACTGCGGGCTTTTTGGCTTGCAAAGCGCGCCACTGGGCGGCCTCATGCAAAACCTTGAACGTACGTGCGTCCGTGATGCCCGCCAGCTCCGCTTCACTAAATCCATGGGCGAGTGCCGTTTCACGCGCGGCCTTGATCGTTTCAGCGCCGAAGCCAGGAATTTCCCGCTGTAGGGCTTCCATGGCCTGCTGCGTGGCTTGCTGCACCCTCTGGGCCTGTGCATGGCTCGATTGCTGCGCGGCTGATTGCAGCCCTACCGCAAGCTCTCTGGCCTGTGCTTCGGTTTGACGCCATTGCGCTTGCAAGCGGCCTGCCTCGTTGGGGTCTTGCGCATACAGCGCATTCCAGTCGGCTTTTTGGTAGACGCTCAGGTCTTCCTGTAGGCTCAACAACTTCGCGTGATCGCGGGTCAGTTGCAGTGCTTGCTGGAATTGCTGCGCTACCGCTGCTTCGGCTTGCTTGCGCTCTTCGGCCAGTGCCTGAGTCTTGTGGGTGTAGTCCTGCTGGCGCAGGTAACCCGACTTCAGCTCCGCCAAAGGCGCTTCGATCTCGTCTCCACCGGAGGTCGTCCACTTCACCACCACATCGTCAGCCGGGGCTTGCGCTTGTCCGGCTTCGTCTGCGGCTGCTTCTTCGCTTTCCTGCGCGTCGGCTTCGTGGGCGCTTTCGTCCTGCTCTGCGGCCTCGGCTGCATCAGCGTTGGGGGCTTGCGCTTGTCCCTCGTCTGCGTCCAAAGCGGCGGCAAGGCCGTCCAGCGTCGTGATTTCTTGCTCGTCCATGGGTTTTCAATCGTTTGCCTGCTCAGGTGTGAGTCCCAACGAAAAAGGGGCCGCACTCCGTCGAATGCAGCCCCTTGTCGGGTTGTTCCTAAACTGATCAGCCGCCTAGAACCTGTAGGCGGTCAGGGTTGGTAAAGAGTTAAGCCGTGGTTCCGTCGCTGTAGAGCACAGAAACATCACCGGGCGCGATGCGAATGCCGGAATAGGTGCCGGGCCACACGCGCTCGGTGGCATCAGGGTGCGTTGCCGCCACGGCATACACATCGCGGGCAATGTGCGCGCCCTCGATACGGCGCAAAAAGTCTTCCATCGGCTCGACGGTGGCTTGTTCTTTTGGTGCTTTAGACATTGTTCAAACGCTCCTGGATGGCAATGGATCGCGCCTTGAGCTGCTCGGCTTGCAGCATCTCGGCATTGGAAATCTGATAGTCGTTGAGGATTAGCGCGAAGATGCGAAAAAACTGCTCCGACCCTTTGAGGATGGCAACCGCCTGATCTCGTTCATCACGGGCCGACAGCGGCAGCGAGACAATCAGCTCCTTGAGCTGTGTTTCCACCGTCTGGCGGGCCTCCGAAAAGAGTGGATCAGTCAGCAGGCGCTTGGCCTGTTCGGCGCGGTAGCTGGCGTGTGCGTGGTCAGACATTGCCGCCCCCGAATCGGTCGGCAAAACCGTTGATAACAGCAGCCACTTCGTTCAACTGCTGCTCTCCCACGCCAGGAGCTTGCATGTTCTGATCGAGCATCGTGCCGCCCATGATGTTGATGGCCGGGTCTTGCATCTGCCCCTGCTGGCGCGATTGGCCCATCATGTAGCCCGCTGCCAGTTCCAAGAGCCTGCCGCGCTGCTGCTGTTCCAGCTCCATCTGCTTCATCCGCATCTCATGCGCCCGGCCCTTGTCGGCTTCATTGGCGTCAAACTGCGCTTTGGCGGCGGCCTGCTGCGCATGGAATTGCAACTTCGCCTGTTCTGCCTGCGCCTTGATCTGCTCAGGGCTAGGCTGGGGTTGCTTGGGCGGTATCTTGTCCGGCGAGAGCATGAATTTCTCGTCTGCGTCTTTCAGCTTGGCATTCTTCGCCAAAGCCTTGCCGAACTCATGCACTTGCTCAGGGCCAACCAATCCCACCGCTGCGGCCTGCTGCATGAACTGGCCGAACTGCTGCAAAAGCATCAGCGTTTCAGTCTTGTCGCCGGTGCCAATGCCAACTTCGATCTGAACGTCCATTTCAGGACTCCATCCGCGCGGGTCGAACTGCACAAATTGGTTGCGCAGCCGCACCACATCGGCCATGTCCTGATACTTGGTGATCAGGCGCAGCACCAGCCGGAACAATTGCTTCACGCCGGTTTCGGCAAAGATGCGCAGCATGAGCAACTGGCGCTTGTCTGCGGCGTTCATCACCTTGGTTACGCCCGTCGCCGTCTTGTTAAGCGTGTCGGCGTCAAGGCCCTGGTTGTAGCGCGTCACACCCGTGCGGCGCTCGCGCATCCCTTGCGTCATCTCCAGCCCTTGCAGGCTCTCAGAGGCTACGAACGCCGTCTTGATCGGCTGGATGGCTTCGGCTGCGTTGCCAGTCCCACGAATCACGCCGCCGATGCGGTTGCTGATGACGTCCTCGATGTTGACCTTGGCGGCCATGTTGATGTAGGTGCGCGGGTTGTTCGCCAGATACAGCGAATCCACATACTGCCGCGTCAGCCCAGTGGAAAGGCGCTGCAACTCCACCACAGGATCGGCAAGGGCCATCCCCACCACCCGGTGCGGGATCGGGATGGGCGTCAGCACGGCATATTCGTGCCCGTCGCACTCTTCGTTCTCCAGCTCCAGATTGCCACCGGCCAGCACGCGCCGCCACTCTGCAATTCCGTCGCCGTCCATGTCTGCACGAATGAACCCCTCGAACAGCGTTACAGACTCCAGCGCCTTGTCGATGCTGTCCTCGTCCTCCCGATCAATGCGATCCGGGTCTACTGTTTCCTCGGATGCGTCGTAGCTCTTGACCTCGGCCACATCCTTGGCGCTGAACCCCATTTCGCGCAACTGGCTGCGCGTATAGGTGACAAACTCGCCCACCAGCGGGGCATCATCCAGCGTTTTCGCGCCCTTGCTGACAATCCAGCGCCCCGGCTCGACGTTGCGCAGCTCCACGTTGCCGGGGCGCTTGCGCTTGATCGTGACATCGTGCAACTGGGGCAGCGGCTGGCCTGCCTGCATCAATTGCAGCGCCATTTCCTCGGGTATCGGCATGGGCTGGCTGGCGGCGGCGACCAGCTCAACGCCTTCGTCTTGCAGCATCTGCGTGAGCTGCTCATCCGTCAGGCTCTGATACTCCTGTTTGACAGGATCAGGCTGCACCCACTTGGCGCGCACCACTCCGACCTTGGACAACAGGGCGTCTTTGATCCACGTCATGAAGATCAAAAAGCCCGGATTGCGGTCTTTGATCAGGTAATTGACATACTCGGTTGCCTGATCTGCATAGGCCTCATCTTCTGGACCGCGCGGCATGAACTCCCCGATGTTGTCGCCGCTGAAAAACGGTTCGATAAAGGACGGCAAAGCGCCTTCTACCGTCTCGAAAACATCCCAGCTCACCACCTGCGAGCGGCCATCCACCTCGTTGCCCAAGGGCAAGCCCAGGTAATAGGCCAGGTTGCGCCGCTGCTCACCACGGATGCCAGAGTCTGCCCAGGTGTACGCCTCTGTAATCTCATGTTCCAGCAGCGTGCGGAACGTCTCTTGTGTCATTTTCGCCATCAGACGATCCCTATGGATTGGTAGTTCAATGGCTCGGATGAACCCCAGCTATCGTTATTGAGTTGATCGGCCACGATGGCCAGGTATCGGAAAACGTCACCGCCGTGGCTGTGCTCGTCGTGCAATGGCCTGCCAGCCTCTCCAGTGCTTCTGCTCATGTGGCGGCGGTAGCGCTTGAGATGCTCGATAAACACCTGAACCCCCGGCGTGTCGTTGAAGATCACACGCGGGAAAATCAGCCGCGCCTGCCGAATGCCCTGCTCCACTTCCATGCTGGGCGTTTGGCGCACATCGCGGCCCAAAGCCTCCAGCACTTCGGCGTCGCTGCGGCCCGACTGGTGGCGCTTGGCAAACCCATCGTGCGGCAGGTAGTCGCTACCCCAGTTCCACCGGCCCCGCTCCTTTAGCTTGTCCACATAGTCCACCAGTGGTAGCCGGTTGTCCTCGATATAGTCAATCACGCGGATTTCCGATGCCTGGCGCTGCACCATAGCAATCGCCATCGCGTCGTTAAACCCCAGGTCCCAAACCGTGTGCACCTTGAGCAGTGGGTCATATGGAACGCGGCAGATGCGATTTCCAGCCAGCACGGCAGCGATCTCGTCGGCATATATCGCGCCCTCGACTGCGGGTTTGCACTGGCCTTCCCACACATGGGCGTAATCAGCGGGCCGCATGGTTTGCCGTGCGTGGATGCGCTCAGACTCCAGCGTGGCTGGAAACCATGGGTTGTCGCTGTAGTTCATGAGCACCGACACCGCGCCATCCTGCGGGTTCACTACTGCCATGTCGTGGATCGGATCAGTCTCCAGCTCAGGGTTGTAGCTGGCCCATATCTCAGAACCTTCCTTGCGGATCGTCGGAATCAAGATCATCAGGCTGCGCTTTGTCAGCGTCTGCGCCTCTTCCAGCCACACAATGTCGCAACCCTCAAAGGACTTGATGCTGTCAGCCGTCATATCCGACAAACCAGCAAAAAAGAACTGCGTGCCGTTCTTGCCGCGAATCTCGGTTGACAGCACCTCGTAGAAGTCCGCCAACCCTAATGCATTGATCTGATCCGTCAACAGCTGGTGCACCGATTGCTTGATCGACTTCTGCACCTCTCGCGTGCACAGAATGCGCAGCTTCTTGCCCGCCCCTTGAATCAGCAGCGCCCGGGCAATGCCCCAGCTCTTGCCAGAACCCCGGCCACCACGAATGAACTTGTAGCGCGATGGCTGAAAAAGACAGCGCAGCTTTTCAGGAAACTTCGCCACCGTCTCTTTGCGCGTCACTCGAACGACACCCGTAGACTGTGATCTATCGGCCCGCCGTCCTTGCCAGTGACCTCTGTCTTGTCCGTCAGCATCCCCAGCAGCTTGGCCTTGCCCATGGACGCGGCAACCATTGCCGCAGCTTGGGGTTTTTCTTGCTGCAACGCCACGACGCGCGCCTCTTCCAGCTCTCGCAGAATGTCGGACATCGTGATCTTGTGCTCATCCAATGCGGCGTCCTGCAATTCTTTGACTCTTACCGAGACGTTACCGTGAGCCAGTAACTCACTGGCCTTCACTGCAATGACGGCAGGCTTCATATTCCCGGCGTTGTATGCGCGCCGGTACGCTTCAGAGGCATTGCCCGTCTCGACATAAGCAAGGGCAAAGGCCTCCTGCTTTGGAGTCAGGGCCATGTGGTTCTTTCTGTGTTGGGGGTTGCCCCATCGGACTACAGGGCTTGATCTGGCCCTGCTGGGTGCTGCCGAGCTACCTTCGCTGATGACGTGTGCGCACACGCAGGAGAAACAGCGTCACTTTCCCCTGACGCTCACAGTCAGCTTCTGCGATGAGTGGGGCCGATTACTGGCAAGCCTCACATGTCCCGTCTTCGCTCAGGTCGCAGATGACGGGTAGCGGCGTATCGTCGTTCAGGTCAAGCGCGAAGGGTTCGGGCTTGTCTTGCTCGGGGGTTGTTTCAGGGTTCATTTGTATTGGGTGCGGGCGCGCTGCCAGTTGGACAGAGCCAGATCATGGGAGAGCAGCGGCCCGCAAAAAGCAAAAAGCCCCGGAGCATTGCTGCTTCGAGGCTCTAGAGACACCACCGCCTGCCGTTGGGCAAGCGATGAACGACACAGTGTCGCGGATTTGGGCGCGATTATGCACTACTTTGTCAACCGGCGCAAGTAGTGGCCCCAAAATAATCGCAGCCCTTGCACCCTGGAGTCATGCCACAGCCTGCGCTTGATGCCCAAGCGAAGCCTGGCTGATAGCTCACTCTCCGCTTTTGGGATGTACACCGCTGCCAGTACGCGGCTGTACTGCCGGGGCACAACCTGCAAAGCCCGCTGCACATCCATAGCGGCAAAGTCGGCCATGAGCACCGGCATGGGTTCCTCGCCTGGTGTGGGTGGTGCCCTGTACTGCCCCTCTGCACTGGCGCAGCGGCGCTTTTTGTAGCGGTCTTGCGCCCACAGCCCGTAACGGATGAGTAGCTCCTCGGCTTCTCGCAGATCAGGCGGGGTCACACTCAGATCGATGTTGTCTCTCTTCATGCTGCGTGGCTCCAAGCTGAAAACAATGGGTTTGTTGGCCGCACATAGACGGGCCGTGGCTTTGCAGGCTCTGGCTTCTTGGCATTGAACTTCGCCCAACCCTCGGCAATGGCAAACCGCATGGGATATGCGCTTCTGTCCACCTTGGCAAACCCAAGGCCGACAGCCCTGCTGCAATACGTGCGAACAGAGTTCACATCCAGCGCGGGGAAAGCGGCCTGGTGGATTTCTGCCGCCGTTGCTGAGCCCATGCCTTCCAGCGCGGTGCATAGCTCTTTGATTCGGACGCCTACTCTCATGCTTTCAGTTCTTTCAATTTCTTTTTGTAGGTGTCGCGGATGGCCCGCAATTCGTCGTGCGTCCACTTGTGGGGCGTGTTGTCAGCCTCCAGAGCGGCCACCCGTTCTTCCCCAATGCGCGCCACCACCCCCGCACGAAACGCGGCGTAGGTAGTTCCTCCGGGGCGGTTGCAGTTCTTGCGCTGGGCGAAGCAGTTGTCCTCGTTGAATCGAAGGTGCCCAGCAGCGCCACGGCTGCGGAAGTGGCCCGCATCGATAGATCCGCCTGGCTTCATGGGCTCAAAAGGCTTGCCACAGCAGATGCAGAGCTGGCCTTCATCGCGGGCGCGGATGAATGCGTTGAATGCGGCTTGCGCTTCGGCTATCAGGTCGGGCAGGCGCTTGGCGGCTTCTTTGCGGGTGCGAACCTTCGCCCGTTCCTCTACCTTTTCCTGGCGCACCTTCTTCATGGCGCAGGCGGGGCGGCAGACAACCTGGCCCATGCGGTCAGGTACGAACAGACGTTCGCACACCTCGCAGGGCTTGGCCTTGGGGTTCTTGTAGGTCAGCAAGTGCGCCCCTCCAGGTCATAGAACACCACGCCCAGCTCTGTCGCGGCGTAGGCTTCCACCTTGTCGGAGAACTCGCAGAACTGCGCCGTGTCCAGGCCCGTGCTGCTCATGCCTTGAATAGAGCCATCCGGCAACTCAACCACGCCGATGAACATGCGCTTGAACTGCTCATGCCAGATTTCGGCTGGGTACAGCTTTCCGTTTGGCGCGGCTTGCTCTGCAATCTGTTTCAGCACCCCGTTGCCCCAGTAGCGGCGGTTTTGCTTGCTGGTGCGCTTGCGGCGGGTGATGGTGAGCACCCAGCGGTGGCCGCCTTGCAGCACTTGGGTAAGAAACGGGAACACCTGGGCCTTGATAGCCGCCCACGCCTGCTGCCGGTTGTGCAGTTCGACAGTGAGGGTTTCAGCCATGCTTGCGGCCCTCCAGCTCCTGAATCAGCTTTTGCAGGTAGTGCTCGGCCTTCTTCAAGTCCTCCAGGCCGTGCTTGTCGGGATACCGCGCAAGGTATTTCAGGGCGTTGCCGCGCAAGTAGCCCTCAAACTGCTCTGGCGTCATCCATGCGCGCATTGCGTCCCATGGCTGCACTGCCTTGCCTGCGTAGTGATGGCCGCCCACTTGGCGGGCGTCTGCGCTCACCACGATTTCGGGAAACTGCTGGTTCATCACATCACCCCCCACTCTTTGGCTGTGCGGGTGAGGATTGCTTGGCGAGCATGTGCCGCTTCAAATCCTCCGCGATGCCCTTCCACATGCCCGTTTCGCATCGTTCCAACTCCTTTGCCTGAGACCATGAGTGCTCCTTTGTTGCTGGGTTGCTTGCCAACTTGATAAGGTGGGCTAGCTGCTTCTCGTAATCCGTCATTGGTCGTCATACAAACGACGCACCTCCGCGCGCTCTGTGATCGTGGGCCGCAATTCGTCCGCGCGGTCTTGCATTTCTTGACAGCTACCAAAAGCCAGCAACAGGTAGTCATTCCGGGCATCCCTGCTGAAAAAGCGCATCCCGTTTCTGGCTGTGTCGGCCAGCGGTTCAATGTGGAAGCAGTTGGAGCTACGGCTCCAAAGCAGTGCGTACATCTCGTCCATCTTTTGTCCTTAATACGGCGCGTCGCTGTGATATGCGTCGTTGCTGTCTTCGTTAGACCATCGCGGCGGGGCCGCTGCCATGTCGTGGTACTGCCCGGTCGCGCGGTCATAGACCAGCGTTGCCATACCAACCTTGCCCACCGACTTCTTGCGAACCTTTTGCACATGCACTTCCACAGTGCGCGTGTCCCTGGCGGTGTCGCGCCATATGGCAATGCAGTTGTCGGCCTTGTTGCGCCAGTGAGCAGACCCGGCCACGTCGTAGGGCGTCGGCACGGGGTACGATCCGTCCTGCTCTTTCTGCAATTTGGTGGGGTGGGCCACGATCCACAAATGCACTCCTGCCGACCGCGCGAAAGACCGCAGCTTTGACAAGCTCTGGCTGATGTATTCGGTTTCACTGAGGCCGCCGGTGCGGGTGTGGTCAATCTCGTTCCATGGATCAAGCACCACGCCACGCACACCGCGCCGCTTCACGATGGAGCGCAACCGTTCAATCAACACCTCAACCGTGGGCAGCTCCGGCATAAGGAAAACAAAATGCTCATCCAGAAACTGAACCGCAGCGTTCTTTTCGCTCGGCGTCATCCGTTCGCTGGGGCCATTGCCAAACGGCTTGCCGATGTGCTTTTCTGCCAGCTTGGATATGTGGTACTCGGTAGGCTGGTTCTCCGGGGAGAAAATCGCAAAGCACCAGCCATGGTTTTGCGCCAGCCCGACCATCATTGCGTCCAGCCATTCAGACTTCCCATGCCCAGGGATGCCGGTTACCAATGTCCATTCGCCCGGCATGACCGTGTACAGGTCATTGACGCTTTCCCATCCTGTCCGAAGCCCCTGTGGTAGCCCGTAGCGGTAGAGGCGATCCATGTTGTCCGCGTACTCGCTCACAGCGTGCTCACCCTCCACCGGCACCCATTGGGCAGCGTTGATGCACTGCGCCAGAGTTTCCGGGCCGTGGGCTTTCAACACGTCGTTGGCATCCTTGCAACCGGCAGGCCAGCGCACCACCTTGCATGTGTCCCGCCCCAGGCGGCGCAACAGTTCTTCCTCCAGCCTCACGCCCGGTTCGTCGTTGTCCACAGCGATGATGTGGAACTTGGCGCGCTCCAATTCCGGCGCGTCCATGAAATCGAACTTGCTGTCGTAGTTCTTCGTATTCGGTGTCGGTGCTCCATCCGGCACGCTCACGCAGGATGTGAACCCGGCCACTTCCACCGACAGTTTGTCCATCTCGCCTTCAACCCAAATCAGGGTTTCCGCAATGTCGTTCAGGCCGTACAGCACGCGCTCTGCGCCAGCTTCCATGCGGAAATGCTTGTCCTTGGTGCGGTACTTCACGTTGAGCACTTCGTCGCCGCGCAGGTACGGGAACGTCACGGCGCTGGCTCGGTCTTCCAGTTGCGGGAAGTAGGCAGAGCACACGCCAACGCAATTGCGCTTGAGCACTTCTCGGGTGATCCCGCGTGCTGCAAACCACAGGTAAGCCTGCTCTGTGGGCGTGGCTTCCTCGGGCCGGTACTGCGGTTTGCGCCACGTCTTCACGATGACCGGGCGGGATTGCTCACCCGTGCCCAGGCCACCAGACCAGCCGCAGTGGTGGCAAGTCCAAACGCCCTTGTCGATGTTGACCGACAGGCAGCGGGCGCGCTTGTTTTTGCGGGCGTCAGAGCACTGAGGGCAGGTCGTGTCTTCTTCGCCGGATGTGCGGCGGACTTCGATGCCGAAC